GATACATCTGCAACCGTACAATATGTAACTACCATGCTTAAATAGTATGTCCTTGTCTTTTAAAGTTTTGCGTTCTACTCATATAATACTACTATTTCGCCAGTACTACCAGAGGCAACTACTATTCTGATACCTGTCTTGAATGGAGTATTAATGATTGGTGCTGAATTACCTGCATTTGCAGTAAATGAGAATTTTGCTGTTGTTCCTGTAGTATTGTCTATTATTGAGAATACTCTATCCCCCGATGTTGTAGTATATATTGACTTTACTAATCCGTGACCTGTCTTGGCTTGAACTGTTGCAGAGTTAATAACTGCTAGTTGACTAGTTTGTCCTACCATGAAATGTATAATATATCTACACTTATAAAGTTTTGTGAATAAAAAAAAAGGGTTAGAAACCTGTTATACGAACGCGAATAGTCATACTATTCACTGCTGTATCAGCGTTATCTAGTTCTTCAAATGCAACTACTGTACTTGTAGAACTTGTTGGGGTATGACCATAAGCTTTAAATTTTCCTGTGGCAGATGCACCAGCTGCGGCTGGTACATATTGTAAAAGTAGTCCTGCACTGGTATGGATTACTTCTGCTCCAATAACAGTACTGATTCTACCGCCCATAGAAAGGTCAACTGTATTTCCGTTAGTTGCGTAATTGTCTGAGCCACCGTAAGTGACGTCTACAATTGCTGTTCTTAACCTTGAGGTTAATTGTGATTGAACGGTTAAAGTTTTTCCTGTTAGACTCTTATGGTCTGAATTCTGTGCGACTGTGATAGCCATAATACTATCTGAATATACTTATATATAAAGATAAGTTACCAGAAACTTCCTTTATCTGAACAGTCTAAATGAGCCCCACAATTTGGGCATATTAAATGACATGCTGTCATTTTTTTCATTTCTGCGTAGCAACGTGGACATTCCATAATCAAAAAAAATAAAAAAAGGATCGGTTAATCTAGAGTTTAATATCTCTGATTTTACCTTGGGATTTAAAGTGACGACAAACGGTTTCTCCCATTGTTCTGAATAGTCCTTTCTCAACAAATGCATTGTTGATGAATGGATATCCTGGGGATCTTCGTGTTGCTTCGTAGTACTCTGTTGGAATTGCTACTTGAATTCCTAATCTTGGATAACCATATCCTTCTGAATCAGATGTATCCAAAGCAAATAGTCTTCCGACTTCACTGGCATCGCCAGAATCACTTGGTGCATCCTTACTTGGGATGAATGGGATTCCATATAGAGAATCTACGTGTAGACCTACTCCTGTTCCTTCAAAGGTTTTAATTCCGTTTACATCGATTTGAACTACTTGTTCGCCATATGGATTCTTTACACGCACTTGAGGTGTGTAAATACCTTGGATTTCGCTGTAAACTTCGTGGGAACCTAAAAGTACATTAGGATCTTTACCACCAGCAATTCTTATTTTACGTAAGAACGTTCTGACGGTATCGTCGGTCAAAACACCATTAGTTCCAATTGTACCGCTTGCAGATTCGACTGTTGCATCATAAGTGGTGCCACTGTCTCTGTCTACTGTTGCGTTAGCTGCCCATGGATCATAGTAACCAGTTGTTGAGGCTCCGAGTGCAGTTTCTTCAGCACCACTTGAAATGATTCTGTCGAGACTCTCAAAGTCTTTAGTACCTGTAAAGGTACCTGAACCTGTTACTGTTCCTTCGACGTCAGCCAATAGTGCTCTGTTAAGGAGCTCTTTGTGCTGAACTGCCATGTACAATCTTAGTGAACCTAGTCCGCCCCAAATATCATCTTTGGAGTGAGTTGACAACCATTCCATAACTTCAGATGCTGAGAAGACTAAAGACATTGTCTTTGGTCTTACATCTAATTCTGCCACTGTTGGCACAATTTCGTCTGGAATTGTTCCACCTTCTGAGACTCCACCCAAAGCAGTATTGCCTTGTGTAGTATCGACAGTTGGTTTTGCTGTTATAACCCTCCAACCAGATTTATCCCATGGATATTTTGGGAGAATACCAAATGCGTTAGCCTCAAGGTTGAGTTGAGCCCAAGCATATGCTCCGAAAATAGCATTGAATACGCCTGCTGTTGATGTTGTGACGGGTGTGTCTGCTTTTCTAAGGAAGTTACGGTTATATCCGTAATACTGTGCCTCTAATTCATCAATTGTCTTAATTGAAGGATTGGACATTAGTAATTCACTCCCTCTTCAGTACCAAATTTACCAGCTAAGATTTCTCTTGCTAATACATCCATGTATTGATTACCTCTAGATCTAGCGGCTTTCAAAACTGGGTTCAATGCTGATTCTTGACCAGACACTGATTTGGTCACATTTGCAGATGGTCTTGGTGTTTCTGTTGTAAAGCTTTGTGCTTCAGGCAAAACGGATTTCTCTTGCATAGAGAGATTTCCTTTGTCTCCTTCTGGTTTCTTTTCCCCTGTTTTATCATCGTGCAATCCAGCTTGGATTGAGTTACTTTGATATGTGTTAGGAACTTTTACCTCTGCACCTATGTCATCTTTATCAGAGACTTTTGGGGTCAAAGGAAGATCAGTTGGAGTCTCGAGTGCTTTAATTCTGCTGTCTAATGATTTTACAGTGTTAGAAACTGATGTGATAGATTCTGCTACTGATTTCATAGAGACTGCTAAAGAATCAAGAACTGCTTTGTTTTTGTCTTCTGCTTCTTCTTTATCGTCGGCTTCTGCTTTTTTCTCTTCTTGAGGTTTTTCCTCAATTAGAGATTCAGCTTTGTCATGTTCTTTCGAACAATTACATTCTTCTGCCATGTATTAAGTTTATATAACATTTAGTTTATATAGTTTTTGTTTTACCACATTTGGAACATTTCATTGATGATGGTCTGTCTTGTGTTATATCTGAGTTTCCAGGCTTCTTTAATTTGTCAGGGTTTCCCAATGATTCTGCTGTTATTCCTTCATCATCTTTCTTTTCTTCTGATATTTGTGCTGAGTGTCCTGCCCCCTGTATTGATGTGGCTCCTGCCCCTAATCCTCTAATTCCTCCTCCTCTTGGAGGATTTACATCCTTGTTACAAGGACATCCTTCTTCATGTTCTTTTGCAATACTAATTTCTTTAATATCTTTATCGTCTTTTGGTTTTGTTAAACCTTCAGATTGTTGCCATTCTGTTCCTTTACTACAAGGACAATCTTTTTTATGTTCTTTTGCTTGTTTAATTTCTTTAATATCTTTATCGTCTTGAGCATTAGTTGTAGATCCTGAATCATTATGATTTTTAGCAGTAGGAATATCTTTTAAATCTTTATCCTCAATAGGATTTACTCCCAATGGTTTTTGTGAACTAAACTTATCATCCTTATGTGCATTCTCTTTTACCTCTGCTACAATATCATCAGTTTTATTTTCTACTGTGAAATCTGCTGATCTATTTTCTGTTCTATCTTGAATTGAACCACAATATCCTTCTGGATTTCTAATATCATCATCGTTTCTTGCTCTTTCTTCACATCCTTCAAATTCCAATCCACCCCATTTGGTAGGTAATGGTTTAGTTACATTTGATTTTGAAACGAAACAACCTTTCTCTTCACATTTAATTATAACATCATTGTCTTCGTCCTTTACTACATAGTCATCTCCTGTCTCGGTTGATTTTGCTATATCGTTAGTTGCTGTAATCAATGCAAATGGAACTGCTGGATCTTCACATACTGCAATTTCATACATTTCTATGTCTTTTAAATGGAAAGCGATGCTTCCGTCCGATTGTGTTACTGGTGTTGCATCCGACGTTGTTGCTCCACCAAATGAAAGTCCTCTGTATTCTCTCGATTTTATCTTCTCCCATATCTCATTATCTAGTTGTGTATGGTTAAATATTTTACCAATAATTTTTAATGCAGGTAATTCACTTCCATCCTCTGTAGTTAATGTTGTTTTAGCATAATTGATTCCTTTTCCTACTATTCTGTTTGAATGTGTATCTGATATTGCTCCTCCCCTATCCATCCATATTGGAAGGCATTTGTATAATGAATCTACAACTGTAACCTCGCCTTGTTTATCAACCATCTCTACTGTCAATAATCCTTCGAAAAATCGTTCTCCAGATTCTTCTTTGAAAACTAGACTTTTAGTTACAAAATTATTCGAAATCATCTATATATGAAAAGGTTTTATTTGTTTATAAAGTTTTAGAAAAGAAAAAAAGGAGTTTTAGTAGTGTTTTATGCTACTTTCTTTGCTTTGGAAACAGCGAAATCTATTGTGAATCCTGCTGTAAGACCGATTAAAACCAGTCCTAATGTGTCAATTCCTGACAAAGATATTGTTTGTGCGATGGCTAGTCCTGCAAATCCTGATACAATAACTGCACCTAAGCATTTCTTGATATCATATTTAGTCTCAGATGAACCAAGAAATCCTCTAATGGTATTGAGTATTGCACCTGATACTGTTGCTAGAACTACTGCAAATAATGGATCTACCATATTAAAAACCTGATTCGCGTTCTATTTAAAGTTACTCTAATCTTCTTCATCTTCTGAGCACAGTGGGCATAAATGCTCACACATTTTTTGTAAAAATGTTTTATCTTGTCTTACCATATTTCTCCAACTCTCTAGATACTGTCAATCCTGTTACAAATATTGATGAAATTAATGCAATAATTAATATCTGTTCAAAAGTTAAACCTATTTCAAAAACCGTTTCAGCAATGTTACCTGATACAAGTGGCGAGAAAAATGATACACCGAAATTACCAAAGATTCGTGCGGCTATTTTTTTCAATATAAGATTGTT